GCGGTCGCCGACCTTGCAGAGGCGCACTGCCTCGGCCCTGAACTCCGGCGTAAACACGCGCCGCTTCCGTCGTTGCTGCTTCTTGACCATGGCTCACTCCTTGCGCATTCTCGCGCCAATTGAGGTGTCCACGAAAGCGGGGGATTTTCAAACCCGGATCAGAATGGCAAATGGATACTTCGTTCTTTCAAATCCGAAGCTGAGTCGAATAGAGGGCAGCGCTCGCCAAAGGCACGAGCGGTCTGAAACCCTCGGTGAGGAATCGTAAAGGGTCCGCCGTTAGCTGTCGCCCACGGGGCAGCAACGCAGCCGGAATAGCGCGGCAAGAAGCCTGCGGCGTGAACGCTTTCGGATGCACTTCGACGACGCCCCAACCAACGGACCATTCGGTCCGCGCCGGGAGTCGTTCATGCATCCGAGTTCGAATCAAAATCTAGAACCCATCCGCACCGCAGTCATTGACCGCGCGCTGACCGCCGTCGCGCGCGTGCTCCAAGGCCGCGCGGGCACGCTCGTTTTGATCGCTCAGCGTTGGACTGAGTTTGAAGGAGCCCAACCGTGAGCGTCAGTTGGATCGAAGACACCGTCGCGACGCTTCCCGCGCTGCTGACGACGGACGAAGCCATCGGAGTACTCCGCACGTGTCGACGCAACCTCTATCGCAAGATCGCCGCTGGCAAGCTCCGAGCGGTTAAAAGTGGCGAGGGCGGGCGCGTACTAATCCCCCGCGCCGCGATCGCGGACTACCTGCGTGCGATGGAGGCCGCATGAGCCGCGCGACTTCGCGACGTTCAGACGAGCTGCTGACCCGTCGGCCGACGTGCGGGCTGGATCCGCACGTCACTGCCTGAGGGACAGATCATATGGGCCACCAAATGACGAATTCACAATTAACCAACGGGAGCCGTCGATGCTGAGCGAGACGACCATTCAGAAGCTGCGCGCCGCGGCGCAGGACCGCGGCCTCGCCGCCATAGCTAGAGAGCTCGGCGTGAACCGAGGGAGTCTGGCATCGGTGCTTTGCGGAACGGGCCGGCCGAGCACGCGCGCCGCCGTCGCAGAAGCCTTTCTACGCAACGAACGCAGCAAAGTGGGTGGCTCGTGAGCCTGGTTCAGACGATCGACGTTTGTCAGAAGTGCCGGCGGGCGATCGACAGCCTCCACGACTGGTCGTCGTGCCTAGAACGTTCCGCTGAGCTCGAGGAGCGCGCCCTCGCGCACGCACGTCGAAGGCAGGAACGCGAAGCCTGCAAGGCAGCGGCAATAGCCGCTGAGATCACGGAGCAGGAAGCGCTCCGTCAACAATTGAAGCACTTCGAGCGGCTCGGCGTCGGCAATTGCTTAGAGGCGGCATGAGCGGTACCAACCTCGACCCGACAGAGCTGCGCCGCACGGCTCGCGCGTTGATGGCGCACGCCGACCAGCTCGACCGAGCACGCGACCGCCTGCCGCGTCCGGGCTCGCCGGTCGCGCCTGCCTTGCGACTCGCCCGGCAAGCTGTGCCTCGTGAGGAACGCTGGTTCGGGGAAACCCTGACCGAGCAGATCGCCGCGCAGCGACAGTGCCCGCTTTGCAGCGCCCCGCCGTTCAGACCCTGCAGAAGCACGCGCAGCGGCACGATAGTTTCGCGCGGTTCTTGGCACAAAGGTCGGACGGGCGGCGCGCTTTGATGACTGCAGCTCCCCTCACAATCCGAAGCGATCAGTCCCCTATGAACGTCACAGTCAGCCTCGCCCCTCAAGTACTGAGCAATCTTGACGCAGCCCTCGCGCTCGCGGCCCAGGGCCTGTCGGTTTTTCCGGTTTGGTGGATGGCCGATGGGGTCTGCGCATGTCGCGCTAACGGCTTTTGTCGTCCCGGCGCGAAGAAGCACGAAGAGTGCACGGCGGATGTTTGCAAGGCGTGCCACCCGGGCAAGCATCCGATCACACCGCGAGGGCTTTGGGACGCCAGCACAGACCCGAAGCAGGTCTCGGCGTGGTGGACGCTCGCTCCCGCGGCAAATGTGGGCATCGCGGTTCCCGATGCTCACGCCGTCGTTGACGTAGACCCTCGGCACGGGGGCGACGCGACCTATTCGGAGCTCGAGTCAACGAAGGGCTTCCCGATGACCCGCGCGGCCGCCACGGGCGGCGGCGGCGCTCACTTCTGGTTCCGCATACCGGCGGGCAGAAGCCTCCCGTCTAAGCTGGGGAAGGGCGTCGATGTGAAACAGTTGGGCGGCTACGTGCTGGCCCCGCCGTCGAACCACGTCAGCGGAGGCGTTTATAAATGGGCGAGCGCGCCAGAAGCGCCTATCGCGGAGGCGCCGGCGTGGCTGCTGGCTCTGTCGCAAGCGCGGGGCGAGCGGAAGATCGTGGCGCTCGAGGAAGACGAGCGGGAGGCGGACGACGCCACGCTTGACGGCATCGCGGCCGCGGTCGCGCCGTACTTCGCGCACGGCAAGATGCACGACATCGCGAAGAACCTGTCAGCTTGGATGAAGCAGCGGGGCTATGGGTTGTCAGATGCCAAGTACGTGATCGAGCGTCTGCCGTGCAAGAACACGCAGAACGCGCTGGGCGCCGCTGTCGCAGCGTTTAAAATCGATCGCCCTTTCGGGTGGACCGAGCTTCGCGGGCTCATGGGCGAGGCGCCTGCCGCGGCGCTCGATGCCGTAACGCCCAACCCCCGCCGGGCGCGGGAGCTCGAGGAGCGCGCCGCCGCTAGCGCCATGATTCCGGATATCGCCGCCGGGGCGGTGGTCCTCGGTCCACGGCTAGCGCCGGCAAACGAGAGCGAGGCGACCGCGCCGGTAGGCGGCCCCGCACCCGCGGCGCCAAAGGAGAAACGGAAGCCACTCACGACGGCGGATGTGGTGAACATCCTCGCTGCTGGCGTCTGGGCTGAGGTGCTGGGGTACGACGCGCTCGCCAATCGCGTGATGTGCACGCGTGAGCCGCCCATGCGCCCTATCGACAATCCGGGGTCTCCGTGCGCCGGCGAATGGAACGACGCTCACACAGCGCGTGCCCGGACTTGGATTTGCGGACAGTTTGGTTCCGAGCCCACGAAGGACGCCACCGACGCCGCGGTCGAGATCGTCGCCCGGAGGCGCACCTACCATCCCGTGCAAAACTACCTGGCGGGCCTTGGTTGGGATGGCGTGCCACGCCTCGACGGGCTCCTCGCTCGATACTTCGGTGCCGCGCCTACGGAGTACGCCCGCCTGGTCGGGGCGAAGACCATGATCGCCGCCGTGGCACGCGCAACGCGGCCCGGCTGCAAGGTCGACACGATGTTGATTTTTGAGGGCGATCAAGGCACGGGCAAGAGCACGGCGGTTCGCGCTCTGGCTGGCGAGTGGTTCGCCGATACCCCGCTCGATCTCGAGTCGAAAGACGCGGCTCAATGCCTGCAGGGCAAGTGGATTTATGAGATCGGCGAGCTGCATAGCTTCAACCGGACGGAAACCACGCGGATCAAGGCCTTCGTGAGCTCGCAATCCGATAATCTGCGGCCGAGCTACGGGCGTCGGAATCAGGACTTTCCTCGGCAGTGCGTCTTCATCGGCACGACCAACGGAACCGAGTACCTGACGGACACGACCGGGAATCGCCGCTACTGGCCAGTACGTTGCGGCAGGATCGACGTCACGGGGCTGCAACGCGACCGAGACCAACTGTGGGCGGAGGCTGCGTCCAGGTTCTCGGCCGGCGAGCGTTGGTGGCTCGAGGGGACCGAAGTCAATGTGGCCGAAGCGCAGCAAGCTGACCGCGAAGCGACCGATCCATGGGAGCAGCCCATCGTCGCATGGCTCGACCAGCCGATTACAAGTGGCGGAGCGCCGCCGGCGCTCCGCGGCGCGTTCATGATGCACGACGTCCTCACGGGCGCTCTGCACTTGTCTTCGGGCGAGCACACCCAGGCCAACGCGACGCGCGTCGGCAAGATCCTGGCGCGACTGGGGTGGCGCCCGAAGGCCACCAAGGATCCAGCGACGAAGAAAGTGTTGCGCCTGTACGCGAAGGCGGCCGCGTGACGGCGGTTGCACCCGTTGCACCCAGTTGCACCCGGAATTTGTTAGCGGGTGCAACCGCGATCGGCAGCTGTTTCAGGCTGCGGCCTTACTCTGGTTGCACCCATAACACCCAAATCGGTAGTAGGACTATGGAGAGAATGGCGGCTGCAGGGGGTCTCGTTGGGGCCCGTGTACCGTCGGCGCGAGGCTCCAGGGAAAACGGGTGCAACGGGTGCAACGGGTGTAACCGCCGAGCAAAACGGGGGTCCAGGGTGCAACCGCTGGCGCCCGCGCGGCTTCGCGCCCGTGCCGCGGCGCGCGGAACGCCTCCCGCAGCGCGCCAGGAGGCCCGCCAATGAGCGCGCGCCGCGGCAGGCGGCGCCAGGCCGGCGAGGGCTCCCTCTGGCCCTTGAGCACGCCACACTGGGCCAAACGTCGACAGCGGCTCGTTGACCTGCTGGGCACGCGTGCGTTCACCCGGCGGTCGCGCGGGCGCGAGCCGCTGTGGATCGACATGGCGGCGGCGGGCGTGATGCTCGGATGCTCACCTGCGGCAGCGCGCAAGCGACTCCAGCGGGATGGGGAGACGCTGTTGCGCGTCGGCGGCCGTTGGCTCATTCGGAGGATCGCCGTCGCTAGCCAGCTGCCGAATTTCGGCATCGGGCAGCCCGTGCGCAAGCTGGGCACGGCCGAGCTGGCAAAGACGCTACGCGGGCGCGGGGGGCGCCTGCTCAGCACTCAAGGCGTGCGGTTGTGGCTGCAGCGCCATGACCTCGGGTTCAAGAAGCGAGGCCGCTGGTGGATTACCGATCTGTTGCGCGTCAGCAGCGAAGTCGCACGGCAAAGACAATCCGACGACTACTTTGAATGTGTAGGTACTTCGGGCAGTTGCGACGGAGATTAGGCGAGCCTAAACGGACAAAACGGGAATTGGGGCGCCCCCATTTAGTTATAGGGTTAGCGATTTCGCCTGACCGACTTTTCGAAGTCGCCGCGACGCCCCCACGGAGATCACCATGGCCAAAAAAATTGGTATGCCCATCCCTCGTGACTTACTCGCGGAGCTGCGAGCCGCGGTCGAGAGCCGCGGCGAACAAGCGCTGCTAGCCGCCACCGGCCTGTCCGCAGACACGTTGGCTCGCGCCTTGGGCGGGCTGCGGGTCCACAGCGGGACGCGCGCCGCGGTCGCCTTGGCGTTGCGTACAGACGCGACCTGAACCTTACGGCGCTGCGCGGCTTCACGGCTGCGCGCCTGGAAAGTCTCGCAACGCGCGCGCCTCGTCAGCGCGGGGCCGAAGGCCTCTGCATTGCTGTCGGCCAATTCTTCCCGGCAGCCCGCGTGATGTTTGCGAAACGACTTGGTTCGAGTCCAAGAGCGCCGGCCCACTGAGAGCCGGAAAACCCGAGCACTCCAAAAAAAGAGAGGGGCACTCAATGCCCAACATGACTTGTGTGGATATTGACGTCGGCAGCGTTGGCATGGGCTGCGAGGTGTATCGCGACGAGCTGATCACGTTCGGCGGTGCCGGAACATTGCTGAAGGGTTGCTTGCTCGCGCGCAGCACGGCGACGTTGAAGCTGATTCCGTACGTGAAGGGTGGCGCATCCAACGGCAACGGCGTCGTTTGCGCCGTGCTGACGTACGCCGTCACCGCCGCCGGCGCCGGCGACATCAAGGCGCGCGTGCTGATCAAGGGCGAGGTCAACAAGGGGCGTCTGGTGATCAACGCCGATGGCACCGCGGCGAACATCGACGGGACGGTCATCGACCTGATGCGCGACGTGGGCATCACCCCGATCGAAGTGCAGCAGCTCGCCGGCTACGACCAACACGCCTAAGACTCCAAAGGAAATGCATGAAAACAACCTGGTTCACTAAGAGGGCAGATAAGCCTCAATCGGCGGCAGACGTCGCCGGCAAACTTGCCGAAGCCCAATCGGAACTTCAAGCTGCAGAGCAGCGCGTCGAGCAAGCCCGTGGGGCCTTGGCCGCGGAGCGTAGCGACGGAGCTCGGGAGGCTTTGCGCGAAGCTAAACTTGCGGTTGAAGACATCTTGGAGATGGTCGCCGTGGTGCGCGCCGAACACGCTCAGGCTTTGGAGCGAGATGCCGCCGCCGATCTCGCTCGGCGAAACGCTAAGGCTTTTGCCATGGAGGCTGAGTTGTCGCCAACGAAGCGCGACGAATCGGCGGAAGAGCTATTCAAACTCGAGATGGCCGCGTTGGAAGGCCTGATCGACGCTCGTCTTCGGCGAGAGGAACAGCTGGTGGCCTTCGAACGTCGCATCATTGACTATCGGGCCTTCTGCAAGGAGATCGACCGAGAGCCTAAGGCCTTGCGCAACCACCCCGGCGGCGCGCACCGGGTGCGTAAAGCCCTCGAGACCCTTGCCCAGGAGGCAGGGCCAGGGCCGCGCCGAGACTTGCTCCTCGCGCTTGTCGCCGGATATCCGGGGGACAGTGTGCGTTTTCAGTCAGGGGTAGGGTGGATCTGATGGACCTCACAGAATTCCGGGCAGCCCATCCGGGCCTTTACGACCGGATCCTCGAGAACGGCGCAAACGCGGAGCGGACGCGCTGCGCCGACCACATTGCGCTTGCCGTAGCGGCGGGCGCACCTCATCTTGCGGAGAGCGCGGTCCGATCGGGGTACGACGTCGAGGACAGTCTAGCTGGCTACAGACAGCACGCTGAGCGCGGCGACGCGACAGCGGCGCAGTTCACGAAAAAGTTAGCCAGCATACGGCGGGGGGAGTCCGCGGCCGTGGCGCCCCCGGCGGCTGTCGTCGCCACGCCGGTGGCGGTCGACAAGCCCAGCCACGGTGAGCGCAAGATGAGCCTCGAGGAGGCCATCATGGCGCACATCGTCGAGTGCAAGGCCGAAGAGGCTGCAAAGGGCAAACGATGAGACAGATCGTCAACATGCGTACCTGCATCCCAGGGGAGCTGACCTTCGGGTCTAGGGAGGAGCGGCTCGACTACGAGTGCTTGGTTGCAACGACCAGAAGACAGCAGCGCGTGCCGTACGCTGTCGCACCGAGAGTTACGCTGCGCACACCCAAAGGCGTGATTGAAGAAGGCAAGCAGGTGTTGCTAGAGCACTTCGAAGGCGCGACGTTCGCGACAGTCGGAAGCGACGGCGCTCGATTGGAAGTCCCAATCAGTGCTCAGCGCGCGCTCGCGGATGCTGTCTTTGACGGTCTTGTGATTGAAGCTGCTGATGGCATCGACGAAGTGCATCACGCAACGACGGTCACTTCGTCGAAACGCAAGGCTTGAGCCAGCAAAAAAAACAAAAGGTACTGTGACAAGGGTACCCCCACACCGCGGTTTATATTGGACACCGCGACCCTCGCGGAGATGCCTCTTTTTGGGGCAGAGTTAACCTTATTGAAAATGGCTGGCGATGAGCGTTCAAGTTAACTATTTGGCGGAACCGCCTGCAAAACAGCTAGTTTCGCGAGCGCGCTTTGCCAAGCTGGCCGGGGTCTCGCGGGCCGCCGTGACGAAAGCGTGCCGCAAGTCGTTGTCGCCCGCGTGCGATGGGGTGCAGGTCGACGCCGCCCATCCGGCCGCCGTGTGCTACCTGGCACGCGTCGTGCGCGACGCCGCCGGCGCTCTTACAACGCGGGCCGAAATCGCCAGCCGTCCCGCGACGCCGCCGACCGCGGCGGACGTTGACGCCCTAGCTGACCTTGTGGTGCGTGTCCTAACTCGTGCGCTCCAGCGCGCGCAGGCGGCGCGCGCCTAGTCGGCCGCCCTTTCTTCCTTCTTCGACAGACGTCCCGCCAGAGTCGCGGCGGGCCGACGATTGAGCGATTGGTCTTGTGGCGGCTCAATCGTCGCGACGCGCTCGTCGGACCGCGCTGCCGCGTGCAGATACCCAGCGCGGCGGCGCGGCCGATCCCTACCTTTACAGTTTTGGAGCGCCCTAGATGACACTGACTCAAGCGCAGATCGACGAAGCGTCTGCTTTTTCCATCGAAATCGACTCGCGGAAGTTCACCAATTGGAGCGAGATAGAGCTCGAGCAGTCGATCGACGGCTTTTCTACGGTGGGCTTTACCGCTCCGTTCGAGCCTGACCGCATAGACTTCCGCGAGACCTTTCGACCGTTTTCGTTCAAACCCGTCACCGTCGCTATCGGTGGCGAGAAGCAGTTTACGGGCTTTCTGCTGAACGTTGAGCCAGCGCTCGGGGGCAACAGCCGAAGCGTGCGGGTGCAGGCCGTGGCCGCCCCGCAGGTGCTTGCGGACTGCGCGCTACCCGAGAATTTTACGGGTCGCGAGTACTGCGGTCTAAACCTGCTCAAAGTGGCTGAAGACCTTTGCTCCCCTTTTAAGATCGGCGTGAAGTTTCTCGACGAGCGGTCCGCTGCGGTCGAGTCATTTCTGGCGACGGCCAAAGACCATGACAAGGTGCTAGCGGCGCTGAACGCGAAGTTTCCAAAGGTTAAGATCGCCTGCGATATCAAAATTCACGACTTCCTGTGCGTGCTCGCGAAGCAACGCGGCGTCGTGATGACGGACGATAGGGCGGGAAACCTCCTGTTTCAGAAATCTGTCCCGACAGGCAATTCCGTCGTGTTGCTGAAAGAAGGCATCGCGCCACTGATCTCGGTCACACCCCAGTTCAACCCCCAGGAATACTACTCTGAGATTACGGCTGTGGTGCCGACGACGAAGCGGCGCAAGGGCTCTCGCTTTACCCTGCAAAACCCACTTTTGAAGGACGTACTGCGCCCGATGACTTTTCGCTGCGAGAGCACGGAGCGCGCCGACGCGCCCGCTGCTGCGCAAGCAAAGCTGGGCCGGATGTTCTGCAACGTCGTCAATTGGGACGTCGACCTGCCCGTGATGCTCGATCCCGAAGGCCGGCACTACCGGCCCAACACAACGCTCACTGTTAAGGCGCCAAGCGCGATGATTTACGGCAGGCATGAGCTGCTCATTCGCAGCGTGACGAAACGGCAAGACGCCAACGGCACGAGCTGCAAACTCAACGTCGTGCTCCCAGGCGCCTTCTCGGGCGAAGCGCCTGTCGTGTTTCCCTGGAACGAGGCTCTCTCTAATGATGATGACGCCGCCTGAAAATTGGCTTCAAATCGTGCGTGCGGCTCTTGTCGAGGGATTTCCGCCTGGCGCTGCGCACTTCGAGATGTTGGTCCGCAATCCCTTCTTTCGTCGACAGTTTTACGAGGTTTCTGGCCTGACGCTCGGCGTCCCGTTGAGCGTGCTCGACGACATTGCCGTCCACCTTGCCGATGAGGAAGCCGCCAAGGTGCCAGACATCCAGGCGCGTATTCAAGCGCACCGAAGCATGCCGCTGATGGTCGATCTCGAGGTTGCCGACGGAGCAACTTCTGCCACCGTGCAGAAGCTAAGCAGACCCGTGCTCGTCGCGCACCGGAACCTGGCCACGGCGAAGGTGGGCGTCCGCCTATATTGGCCGCGGTTTCGCTACGACATGTGGAACTTTACCAAGGTTATCCGAACCGGCACGTTCGCCGAGCGCGAAGCCGCTTTTCGAGGAGACCATTAAATGCCTTTTGATATGGATTGTGCGGATCGAGACTTTCGCGACGCTCCGCTTTTTGATCGGCGCTACGAGACTTGCTCGCAGGCTCTGGCGGAGCTCGAGAAACGCGAGGCATGGTCTCGCGAGACCGGCCGCAGCGTCGCTCATCTCTGCGCGGTCATGGACCCGTCAGTCGTGCGCGTCATGCTGATGTCGCGGGCCCACTTCTTGGATTGCTGCGAGCCCGAAGAGCGAGGGCTGGTCTCGTACGCGGATACCGCCCACGAGCTGCGCGTGATCTTGAAATCGCCAGGTGAGCGGTCCGGCAGCACGCTGTTGGCCGACTTGCGTCCTGCCATCGCCAAACTGGAGGCCGCACATGGCCAGTAGGTTTTCGATCGAGGGCGTCTTCAAGATGCAGGATGGCGCCTCGAGGATGATCGGGAAGATCGAGGGGCGGATGGAGCGGACTATGCGAAAGTTCGGGTCCGGCGCGTCCGCCCTGGCTCAGCGGTCCGGCCGCATCTTTGACGCAGCGGGAAGGGGTATGAAAGCGTTTCAGGACCAAGCCCGCGAACCGTTCAAAGCCATTGGCGGCGACCTTAAGACGATGGGGACCGCGGCCGTGGCCGCCGGCGCCGCCGCCGGGGCGGGCCTCGTCCAGGTGATGCGTACGGGCATGGACTTCGAGAAGACGCTGCTAGATGCAGGCAACAAGTTTGAGCCGGGCATCAAGAAGACCAGCAACCTTTACGCCAAGCTCAGCGCTGCTGCGCAAGATGTGGGCGGAAAGACTGAATTCAGCTCATCGCAGGCGGCGACGGCGTTGAACGACTTGGCCGGAGCGGGTTTTGACGCCGATCAGGCAATTGCCGGTCTGCCGAAGGTGGTGAACTTCGCGACCGCGGCGTCGCTGGATCTGGCGGAGGCTTCCGACGTCGCGGCGAAGGCCCTCGGCGCGTACGGGCTGAAGAGCAACGACCCGAAGGAGCTGGCGAGCAATCTCGAGCGAGTAACGAACGTGCTGATGAAGGCCGATGCGCTGAGCTCGACCAACATCCCGGGGCTTTTCGAGGCGCTGAAGGAAGGTGGCCCGATCGCCAAGACGGCGGGCGTGTCCCTCGAAGAATTCATGTCGATTGCCGCCGCGCTGGGCGAGTCCGGGATCGAGGGCTCCGTTGCTGGCACGACGCTGAAGAACATGTTTCTGACTATGTCGTCCCCAACGGACGAGGCGGCTGCAGCGCTCAAGCGGTTCGGCGTCGTGACGAAGGACGCAAAGGGCAACATGCGAAGCGCCATCGACGTTCTCGCGGATCTTCAAAAAGGTACCGCCAAGCTAGGTACCGCAGACAAGGCGGGGGCGCTCGAAGCAATCTTCGGCAAAATTCCGATCGCTGGCGTCAGCAGCGTGCTCGACAAGATCGACACGATGCGGACGAACAAGACGGCGCTCGACAACAGCGGCGGTCAGGTCGACCTAGTGGCCGCGAGCAAACGCCAGTCATCTCAGGGCAGTTGGGACAACCTGACCAGCGGGCTCGAGGCAGTGTCGCTGGCCATCTTCGACGTGGTCGGTGGACCGATCAAGAGCATGATCGACTCTACGACCGAGTGGATCGGCAAGTTCAAAGACGACGCCATTCCGGCCGTCAAAGAGTTTGTCGGCGGCCTGAAGAGCGGATTCGCGGCAGCGTGGCCGGCGATCAAGGGCGCGGTGGATATGCTGTTCTCGGGGTTCGGCGGCAGGGCTGAATGGCTCACCAACGCCAAGGAATTCGGCGCCGTGCTCGGCAGGGTGACGGCCGGCGCGATCGGTGTCGCGACGGTACTCGGCGGCATGCTTGCCGCGGGCATTCAAGTCGTCACGGGCGGCGTCAACATGTTGACCGGCGCGTGGAACGGCATGATCTCCGGCATTGGGTCCGCGTTGTTTGCGGTGGACGATTTCCTCGCGAACGTTGGCGCCAAATGGCGAGCGTTCAACTTCGCGGAGTTTGGCATGAGCATCGTTCATGGCATCGTGAACGGCATCAAGTCCGGCGCTTCGTGGGTAATGGACGCGATCAGCGGGCTTGCCGACGAGATGGTCAACAAGCTCAAGAGCGCGCTCATGATCAATTCGCCATCGAAGCGAATGGCGAAGCTCGGCGGGTTTGCCGCCATGGGTATTGGCGCTGGATGGGATGAGGAGATGCCGGGTGTAAATCAGACGATCGAGAAATCTCTTGTCGCCTCGCCTTTGATGAAGCCCATCAACGCGCTCTCGCTCGGCAGCGATGCATCGCCGCTTCGGTTTCCGTTGGCATCGAACAATCCGACGGCTGCCGCTCCGCAACCTGCGGCGCCTGGTGGCGAGAGCTCGAGCCCGGAGCAACTCCGCGCCGCGGTTCGCGAGGCGATCGAGATCACGATTCGCGACGAGAGCGGGCGCGCGGAAGTGACCAAGGGCGGCGATGGTGGACGCGTTCGGCTCGCGCCGGCGCCGATGAAGTCCGGCGGCTTCTAAGATGCTCGAGGGCAAGGTCGACGCCAAGCAGGCGATCCGGGACTTGAAGCGCTTCCGGGAAAAGGCGATTCCGTACGCGGCGCGGAACGCCCTCAATCGGTCGGCGTTCCACGTGCGGGCCGAATGGCAGCAAGAGATTCGCGGTAGCTTCACGCTGCGGAACCGCTACACGGAGCGGTCGATCCTCGTAACCCGCGCCGCCGGCAAGTCCGTGAGCTCGATGATCGCCTTCGTCGGGTCTACGGCGCCGTACATGGACGAGCAGGAACACGGCGCCACGATCCACGGGCGCGGCAAGCACAAGCCCATCGCCGCGCCAACCGCGGCGGGGCAGGCGGCGGGCAGCAAGCGGACCAAGCTCGTGCGCGCTGGGAACAAGCTCAGCGCGTTGCACGTGTTCAAGCTTAAAGGCGCCTCCAAGCGTCAGCGGAACGCGGTCGCGATCGCGATGGCCAAGCGCCGTGGTGATCGCGACGTGCTTCTCGAGAGGCCGAGCGGCGGCAAGGGCATCTTCCGCCTGATGGGCGGGCGCAAGAAGACCACTACCCGGCTTCTATGGGACTTGTCCCGGAGCTCGGTGAAGGTCAGGCCGGAGCCGACGCTGCAGCGCACGCTGGCCCGCATCCAGCCGCGGCTCGCGGAGATCCATCGCGACGCGATCATCGAACAACTGAAACGACACAAAATTTTGGGCTATTAGTGACGCGCCGCGCGTTCCGCGCCCCGCGAGCTGGTCGCGCGGGCTTTCGACGCATCAGCAATCGCGCCAGCATTTTGACCAAGTGGCGCTTCCAAAGAACTGACGGTGGCGTCTCACGGCCTCGCCCAGGAGGTGACGTTCGCGTGAGAAAATTCTGCCTTCTCGCCCGTGACTGCTACTCAGCCAGACGACACTCTGTCGCGGTATGCCGACCAGATTGACCAGAAGCTTTTCGACATCGGCGTTTTCCTTTTCCAGCAGGAACATCGGGCAGCTTTCGCCGTCTGCCGAGAACCACACCTTGATGCCGGGATACATGTCCCTAACCTTGTCTAAGGCCTGGTCTACCGCTCCGCCGGGTTGGAGCATGCGAAACATGGCGAGGTCCCGCTCCAGGAACGTTGGCGGCACCGCGAAGAAACTTTGGCAAACGCGTCGCAACGCGCTTGCGGACTTCGTCTCAATTGCCGCGACGAAGACCCGCTTGCCACGTCGTCGCAGCGCCAGGATTGGCGGAACAAAATCCGCGTCGTTGGTGAAGAGAAAGACACGATCCCACTGTTCCGAGGCCTCGTAAAGGTAGGTCACCATGGACGTGTCGACTCCCTTTTCGCTCCGCGGCTCGGTGGGCACATCTTTGTTGCAGTGCGGGCAAGGCGTTGTTTTCTCCGGTTGCTGCCCCGGTACCGAGACGAGCACGGTGGACATACCCGGAGCGGCGCTTTGCCTTCCCCAAAACATGTCGCTTTCTGGCGGGAGGAGGCGCACCGCGCTTCGTCCGACCTGCTTGTCTGAGTGGAAGATGACGACCCCAAGACCCTGGAGGCGATAATCCGGCACTTGGTCCGCGATCGTGGCGTGAACCAAGCGGTCGGTGTCGAACCACTCCGCGAAGTATGTTCGACGGAGGTCGGTTGCTGGCTCCGGAGACTTCGCAAACCAGCGATCCACGTCGTTGAAGATTTGGGCCGTCGATGAGAACGAGGGTCGACACTCACCGGATACTTGCACGTTCTCCCTATCTGGAGGGGGACGGCGCGCGTCTGAAAAACTCACACGGCTGACTAGCGCTAAAGCGCGCGTGTGATGGCCAAGAGGTCCCGGGCTACATCGACTGGGAACGGACCGTCGTGCAGCACCCTTCGAGGGAGCGGCACCTAGTCGTCGGCGTCAACGCCCCACAGGACTTTGGCTGTCCGCTCCCAGAATTCCGGCCCGACGAAGTATCTGCCGCCCGGGTAGCTCACGACCTGCCAACAACGGGACCAGCCCCCCGGGAGCGGCTCGACGACCCAAACACGACGCATGGACGACCATCGGTCAGCGTCCGGCGTCTGTTGCGTAAAAAAAATTTGGCGGTGGCGACGGGCTCGCCACGGTTTAACTGACGCACGTCGAGTTTAACTCGCGCGGGGCGGACGCCGCGGAGCTGGCCTCCGCGCCGCGAGTTGCGCGATCGAGAGTTTAACTCTCAGGAGTTAAACGTGGTGTGCGTCGGTTTAGTTCGTTTACGTTGTAGTAGGCGCGCCTTTTGGTCGTCAGAATAGTGTTGCACCTACACGCCTTGGTACGGCATTCAGGTTGGGTAGCTGAACGTTGCGATTTCCGCCGCGTGAAGCTGGAGACCTGAAACAAGTGAGCCCGCGGCCGCTAGAACGGCCCGGGCTCGTAACCACGGAAGTGTATTTCCAATGGCTAAGAACACTCTACACGATGAATCGCGCGCACGCCCAACTTGTTCGATCTTGCCGACGCTCTCACGTGAAGCACTCGCGCACGCTGCGGTACTGCAGAAGCTCGTCGACGATCTCCAGCTCGACAACCCGCTCGATCCCGACGGCAGCGAGCGGATGCTCGCCGTCTTCACGTTCCTTTTGAATGGGGAAGATGATCTGTCCATGGAAGAGTCCAGGTGCTTGCGTCTTATGGGACGGCGGGCGTTGGTCGCGAGTAACGCGCAAAGTCACTGAAGCACGATGGTAGTTCGACGGCGGGACCGCGACGGCTTGTTCGTGCGCGACGGGTGGCTCTACCTGCAGCATCGGGACCGTCGCGTTAGCCTTAGGACGAGAGATCGGGAAGTGGCGCGTCGTCGCGCGGCAGAAATTCGGCGACGCGACGATCCGGTTGTCGGCGCTGCTTACGCGAAAACTCTCGCGGAGGCTTGCGCCGAGTTCCGGCAATATGCGGTTACGGGTGGAAATCGTCCGAGGCCGCCGGCGCCGCCGACCTTCGAGATGTACGACGCCCATTTCGCGAACCTGTGGCGGGTACTTGGTGCGAACGCGATCATGGCGGACGTCGACGCGGCCGCCGTCGACAAGTACATCGCCACGCGGCGCGCGGAGCGCGTGGGGAAGCCGCCATCGGCAGCTCAACCTGACTGTCGGCGCACGGTATCGGCGAACACCGTCTGCAAGGAGCTCGGAACGTTGCGGCAGGTTCTCGCGCTCGGGCGCCGGCGTGGATGGTTCGTCCGCCAGCTCGAGGAAGTACTACCCGAACACAGTGGCGCCGCATATGTGCCGCTTGAACGTGCGTTGACGTTGGAGCAAGTTCCGCTCCTCTTGGCGCAGCTTGCCGAAGGCCGAGCCGCGACTTGCGCGTACATTATCGCGCTCGGCGCGGACTGGTGTGCCGTCGAACGCGCCGAGCGTAACGATCTCGGTGGCGCAGATCGATGCGCTCGCCTGGTGCTCGTTCGCGGCACCAAGAACGCGAAGCGTTGGGCGGAGGTCCCGATCGTCACCCCGTTTGGCGAGCTGGCGGACCGCGCCCGAGGCTGGCTCGCGCAGCACGGGAGCTTCCCTGCCTGGGGCAAGCAGCGCGTTCGGGACCTTGCCGCCGCGTGCAGGCGCGCAGGCCTGCCGCGGGTGACGCCTCGCGACTTACGTCGAACCCATGGGCAGGTGCTCGCCGATCTGGGCGTGCCGCCGTATCTCGTCGGGGAGATGCTTCGGCACAGGGACTCGCGCATGGCGGAGCGCGTCTACGGCCAGCGGAGCCGGGAAGCCGTCGGACGGCAGGTGCAACGTGTCACGCGTGAATGACGACAGCATGCCACCCACCGCTTCGCGATAACTGCTCAAATGTGCAGCCTATGGCTGATCACAATGTGGGCTAACGTCGCGCCGTGTCTTCCTGGCTAAACCGGACGGTTGCCGTGCCTACTCTGGGCTTTGCCTTCAACCCCGTTATCAGGCACGGCGCCTTTCTTTGGCGGGATTTGGAAGAGCTGACGACGAGGTGGTCCCACGAACCGTTTCAGGTCAGCGATCTAGAGCCAATGAAGATCCGCATCGAGCGGAGTTCAGGCGTCCACTGCACCATCGACCAGCAAAACATCGTGGTGGGGTTCTCCTACCCCGTGGCAGTGACAGAGGATGGAAGGCAAATTGCTTTCGTCAAAGTTGGTGAAAAGCGTGCGTTTACCGACCTTTTGCCGCTGGTCCGTGAGACCGCAGCGGACGTGTGCGGTGTGCTTATAAAGAAGCGTCTGGTCTCACGTATCGGGGTTGTCGCAAACGTTAAGCTGCCGCCTGACGCTCCCCCGCCCGGAGTTGAGCAATACCTGCACCACCTGGGGCGACCGTGGCGCTCTGCGCCTGAGGCTGTCGTCAGTCGCGTAACCGCCCGTCTGAGCACGACCGAAAGGTGCCACCATCAGGTTCAATGGCAGACGGAATCGACGGCACTCGCGCTGAACTTGGATTGGCAACGCTTGTGCGAGCCGCCAAAGGAAGTCGACGCGAAGTCCCTGGAAAAGCTGGCTGTTGAGGCCTGCGATTCCGCGCTACAGTACTTTGACAAGTTCGGCGAAGGAGACCTCAACTATGGAGACTAGCGCGTTCACCGGCGGAGGAAACGTCTTCGCGGACACTCCGTCTGCACGCGATCGTGACGAGACCGGTCCCCGCAACGATGTTTTCGTTCGTCTGGAACAAATGGCGAACGCGGTCGCTATCTCGACCGATGCCGTTTCCAATCGACGATCGACGTCCGGCGGGGTTCATTCCGTCGATCCGCTCGCTGCCGGCCGGAGGATCGCTGCCATGACGCCGGTCGCGGAACGTGACGCCCTCTACGCGGAACAGAGGCGATTAGCGTTGAAAAAGGTCAACGATTCGCTGACGCCGGCCGAAGAGCGTCGCCTCAAGATCGTTCGTTGGAACATTGATCGGATCGAGGATGCGGAGTTCGGCCCAGCGCTCGACCTCCTAGACAAGCGTGCCAACATGGTCGACAAGGTGGCGACCAGCGTGCAGGCGTTCTTGACTGAGGTGCAGAAACGTCGACGCTGGTAGCTTCCAATCCCTGCATTGTTCGAAGCAAGGTTGCACAGCGGTCGAACTATCAGGATTACAAGCTCGACCTCCGGATCGACTTCTGGTTTTCGTGCGCCTACTGCACGATGACGGAAGTAGAGGCCGAGGGCGTCGGCTATCAAATCGACCACTACGTTCCAGTCAGCGCAGATGCATCGTTGCAGAACGTCTACACGAACCTGATGCACTGCTGCACTCCATGCAATCGCAATAAGGCCGAGTATCACCCAAGCCCACAGCAGGCAGCCTCAGGGAAGAGATTTTTTAACCCGGATATTGAGAGCTATAGCCAACATTTCGAAGTGAACCAGAACCAGATTGAGGGCACGACTGAAGTCGGCCGGTTCACGACGGAAGTTTTGATGTTGAACCGGCTGATGATGCAGCGTGTACGGCGAGCCCGCCGAAGACTGACCCAAGACGAAGCCGCGGTCGTGTCAGGGATCCACGCACTACGGAAGGTCAGCGTTGATGCCCTGCCGCCGGAGTTGAAGGGGCAGTTCATGCGTATCCGCACCCAGCTTGAAGCCGCCGCAGCTGGCGTCATCATCGCCGACAACGTCTGGCAAGAAATCGTCCGCTCGCGCCTGCTCGACGAGGACCCGGATCGGGCCCAGCACCTCGAGAAGCGCCGCTGGGCGCTCGCGGAGGCCAAGGCGATCGCGCCATCGCCAGCAAAGCTCAAACCGGCAAAGCCTAGCTCGGCCAAAAAGAAGGGGTAGACGGAAACCAAACCGGGGCGAGCGTCAAACGCCCTTCCGCCTCGCACTCGCCGCGGCGATCGGAGCCACCCCGGACGCGCTCCGCGCGACGCGGCGCGCGGCTAGCTCGCGGCTGAACTCGGCGACGGTCGACCACTGGCCGGCGGCCGCGGCCAGCCCGACGACCCGTCCCAGCGCGGCCTCGATTGGATCGGTTGGAAGGACGCGGACGCCCTGGGCATGAATGGCGTCTAGATTCTAGGGGCGCCCCGCAGACGGCTTAAGTTCCAAACCGGTCCCCCCAGAGAAGACGGACAGCGCATACGAGTTGCTGATAACGAGCCAGAGGGCCAACAGCAAACAGGCCAGCACCGCAACGAGCGCTGCCGGCGAGCGGCTAAGCACCGCGAGCAATTGCGCCTTCACTTCGTCCTCGCTTCTAAATCGGCGACGTACGCGGCGGCGTCAGTGACGGTCTCGCAGGCTTCGGCTAGCTGCTCCTCAACACGGGCGACTAGCGCCTTCTCGAGTAGCGGCAGCTGCGCCAGTGCCTTCAGTCGCATCTCTCGAGACGTCGTAATCAATGGCTTCGCCGTCCAGTTCAGCCCTACTGGGTCGTCGTCCGGTCCGACATCGAGAAGCAATCGCCACTCCTTGTCCACCTTGCGGAAACTAAGGTGAGAACTCCAATCCTCGTGTGTTTCTAGATGGACTGACCCGCTAACGTTGAGGCCGAGCGCGCGGAGGCCCTGCTCGGCGCGCTCGATGAGGGGATTAATTTGCTCGGTCGTGGACTGGTACGCATCAGCGAGCGTGCGCGTGCGACCCGTAGCTTGGGGGAATCGCTCCACTCCGATGGCCGCAAGCTTCTGACTTGTGGAAATCTCGGAGGGAGAAATGTCGACCCCTTGGGGGGCGGATTTCTTAGGCGGCAT